CCGTCGATCGAGAGCGGCGCGTAGAGCTGGATCGAGGCGTCCCAAGGATGCATGAGGTTGCCGTACTTCCAGGTGAAGACAGCCGAGTCGAGGTCGTTGCCGCCGGCGTTGCGGGTGGCGGACTCCAGCATCAGCCCCGGCTTGCTCTGCCACTTATCGCGCCAGTGCTGCTTGACCTGCACCAGCGTGGGATACGTGCTGTAGGGGATGCTGCCGGCGGGGCCGAGGATGGTAACGGGCATGATTTTTAAGAAAGGAAGATGAGAGAAAGGAAAATAAGAAGACGGGGAGACAGGACGTTCTTAAGGTTTTCTCGCTACCTGCATGCCAAGCGTCGCCCCACGTACGGCGCCTTGAGTCCCCGCTTTGCCGATTCGCTTTCCTCCTATTTTCCTTTCTCCCATCTTCCTTTCTGCCTCTTATGTGGTGATTGGTTCTGCTGCGATCGCCCCCAATGGCGCCGATGGTCCGGAGCCGGCGGCCAGCGTGATGGTCTCGGTCAGCGCAGGGCCGGCGCCCAGGCCGCCGCCGTTGAAGAGCGCGACGCTGACGGTGAGGACGGTACCCGGCGCGCCGATGCTGAGCGCGTAACTGAGCACGCTCATCGCGCCGCCGCCCATGGGCAGATAACCCACGGTCGGGGCGCCGCCCCCGATGCTCGGATCGCTCCAGGTAAGCTGCCATTGCCAGCCGGCTGCCGGACCCGCCGCGATCGCGGTCACAGTCACCACGCCCGGGGCGGTCTCCTCGAGGTCCAGCGTCAGTGGCGCGGGCGGTGCGGTCTGGCCGCTGCCGCCGCTGACCACGATCTTTTGGTACGTCTCGCCGGCGGGGCCGACCGGCAGGAAGCCCGAGTCGTAGACGCCGTCGAAGTAGCTCACCGAGACGTACCAGGTGCCGTCGGCGAAAGTGCCGTGGCTGGCCGGCAGACTGGTCGACATGAAGGTCGGAGTACTGCCCTGCACCGGCGGCGTCGATTCGCAGTAGATCCCGTAGCAGGCCGGGTTGAAGATCCGGAACAGGCCGCGGGCGGCGGTCATGCCGCCCGCCGGCGTGGTCCAACTGATGATCAATTCGACGAGGCCCGCGGCCAGCGGCGGGGAGGACGCGGCGATCGTCCGCTGCAGGTAGATCGTGGCCGTGGCGCCCGGGGCCAGGCTGGCGATCGTAGCCACCACGAGCCCCCGCGCGTACCAATTCACGTTATCGGTCGAGACCTTGAGGCCGCTGTAGCCACTCGGCAGGCCTACGGCGAGCGAGCCGGCTGTGTCGGTGCCGCTCAGGTTCTTGACCTGGACCTGCCAGTTCAGGGCGTTGCCCGCGGCGGCCTCGGCTGCGGTGGCGTCGCGATTGACGAGCGGACCGTCGTAGACGTCTTGCAGGGTGACCGTGGTTTGCGCGGCCCGAGCCAGATAGGCGGCCTCGACATGCACGCTCAGCCAGCGGTAGCCGATCGCATCGTAGAGCAGGAAGTTGCCGCCCGCGGAGACGTCGACTGCCGGGCCCGCCGCCCCGCCCGGCGGCGTCCACGTCAGCTTGCCCGTGGGATCGCAGTCCAAGAGCCCCACGCCGGGATTGCAGGCCCCGGCGACGGCCAGGATCTCGACGCCCGGCAGCGTGCCGATCGCCGTGAAGCTCACAAGCGGCGCGCCGCCGGTGGTCTGGAGTTGGAGTTGGTCGCTGGTCATGAAGATTTTGAAGACACGAAGATGTACGACAGGAAGATCAAATTCAATTCAATTGCATTTATCTTCCTGTCGTACATTTTCCTGTCATTCACGCATTGATGGTGAGAGTCCCGCTGGCAAACGTCGCAGTCCAGGTTGGCGCTGCCGGCGTGCAGACGATTATTTCAGGTGAAATACTGACGGCGGTACCGGCGCGGCCGGCGGCGTCGAGGGGCAGAATCTGCCAGGCATAGGAGGCCAGATCGGTCAAGGGATCGGTGGTGTAGGAGTACTGCCAGACGAGCGGATCGGCAGCGACCACGGCGATGGTTGTCCAGGCCCCGCCATTGACCGCTTGCTGAATCTCGTAGGCCGCGCAGGCAGCGTCGAGGCTCCGGATCCACTGCAAAAGCCTGCGCCCGGGCGCGGCCGCGGAAACGAACGTGCTGGGATCGTAGGCTGGGTTTGTGTCGTCATGAACCTCGACGAAGCACTGTTCGCCGGCGTCGGGCCGGAAGGTCCAAGTGGGATCAGTCGTTTGATTGAGGAAGACGCCGTTTAGAAACCAAAAGAAGTAGACCGGCGGCGTCAGAGTACTACTGGCCGTGACTGTGGTGGTGCCGCCGACGTTCTGCGTGGTGAGAGTCAGGGACATACATCACCACAGTGCCGTACAAGGAGCCGGGTAAACGACCGTCACGACCTTGTCGCTCCAGACCGCGCGAACGCGGTAACTGTAGGCTTGTGGCCGCCAGTCTGTAAGTTCCGCCGTCTGGGCTGCGGTAGGTTGGAAATCGAGGATCCGCGTGTACGTGACACCGTTGAGCGTATAACTGCCGGTGAGGACCTGACCGGTAACGGTCATCATGGGGTCCGGCGAGGGCATGCCGCGGGTAGTCTCGGTGATATCCAGCGTCGGCGTGCAGCCGCTCAGATTTACGCTGAAACCGCTGGGGATCCCAAATTGGATTGAGCGCCCGTCGCCGTCCTGCATGTCGTCGCCGGCAGCGATCGACAGGACCCCGGCCGAATCGATCAGGCGGCGAACGACGATCGGCGTGCTGGCCAGGGCGGCGAGGATCGCGGCCGCCTGGGCAGCGGTGGCGAAGGCGGCAGTCGGAATCTCGGTGAAGGTCGTTGCTACGACCGTGTCCGTTACGGTGTAGGTGAAGTTTGGAAACGAGCCGGCAACATTCACGCCGAAGAACTGCCCCAGCGGAGCCGTGCCGACGCCAATAATACCTCGGTTCGTGTCCTGGTAGACCCACGGATACGCGGGAACGGGACTGTTGTACTGCACAGTGACAAAGCCGGCTCCGCTCTGCCAGCAAGGCTTGTTATTCGTGAGGATCGGGAAGGCAAAATTCTCAGACACCTGCAGGTAAATCGCCTGGCCAGCGTCGTCCCAGATCGTCGATTCGGGCGTCTGGCCAAGGGGGACGTTGACCTGTGCGCCGAGGTCGAGGAAGCTCGTCCCGCCCCCACCCAGCACGCGGCGGCCGAGGTCAACGTCGATCGTGCCCACCTGGTACCAGTGGAACCACTGCATCGCGCCTGGCAGTACGCCGACAATCAGAATCTCGCCGGCCGCATAGAAATCAGACGGATCCGGGGTGAAAGTCGAAACGCCGCGGGCATCCGTCAGTGTGGATCCGCCAACGGCCGGCTGGGGAAAACCGGCCGTATAGATAATCACGGTCGGCTGCGTCTCCGTCACGGGCACGCCGGCCGACGTGAGGAAGGGACCGATGGAAAGCGGTTCGACGCTGCCAACAGGGATAATCATGAGCCGCCTCCGGTGCTGACGAGGGCCAGCGAGCCATCGCTGTTCACGCTGTAGGTCCAGCCGGCTGGGAGGCAGGACACGTAGCTCTCCGCCTGCGTGGGGTCAACTCCAGGCGTCAGCGCGATGCCGGGGAAGCTAACCGGCAGGGCCGCCGCCAGGTTGGCTACCACGCGGACCTGGCTCAAGAGCGCGTGCAACCGCATGATGTTCACGCCCACCGGTCCGAGCGCGGCGGCCACGTTTACTGGGTCGGCCCAGAAGGCGTTGTAGCCCGAATCGTTCACGAGCGCGATGCGATTGAGCAGGTCGGCCACGTTGGCCAGGATCTTGTCGGCGGTTTTCTGGGCGGGGGTTTTCAAAAGTGCCATGGAAGTCACATCGAGCAAAGGAGCGTGTGGTAGTATAGGACGGAGAAACCACACGTTGACAAGGATCCATCAACGACGTTATTTGATGTCAGCCAATACGTCGTAGCGCGTGATCTCACTGGCTCAGGCGGCTGGCAAAAGTAATGATCGACATTGACGAACACCGTGCTAACGTGCCATGCAGCGTAATCATCCCAGCCCTGCTCGCCGGTAATCACGGGCCGCTTGACCGGCGCGGCCGGGTCGCGCTGTTGCTGCGCCCAGCTTTCCAAAGAAGGCAGGAAAGTTCGCAGCGGCTCCCACGTAGTCATGCCCGTTTGCAGCGGGGGCTTGGCACGAAACACCTGATCCAGAAGCTGGTTGAACCAACTCTCTAGACTTGGGAGCGTCGTCGGAAACGGGTTCTTGATCCACAAACCCTCTCGGATCGGTGGATTTTTCGCGCGCGGCGCGATCTCGACCCCTTGCCAATACCAACTTTCCAGCGCCGGCAAATTGGTCTTTGGCGGCGCGTACCCGACCATACCAGTCTGCACCGGCGCAGCCTTCGCGCGCGGCGCGATCTCGGGAAGCTGGTTGAACCAACTCTCTAGCGCCGGCAGTTCGGTGGTCGCGGGTGGGATGCCGCGACTCTGGTAGGGAAATGCTCTAGGCATGGCTTACGTCAGACGATTATTTTGCCGGGCGACAGACGTGGCCGCCCCGCTTCGATGTTGCTTAGCTGCTGTTCCATCGGTACGCACTGTGCGCACCCTCTGCCGCACACCGGACCGTTGCAGCGGGTGCAAAATCCGCTCACCCGCTTGCTGCCCGGCTGGAACGGGAAATGGCACCCGCAGTGCATGCATTGCAGGGTGGGTATCTCCTGGAGCGGCTTGTCAGCAGCCGCGTCGCAGATCGTGATTAGTCCGGCTTCCCGCATGGTTTACTGCTCGAAGAAAATGGTGCTGTCCATCGACGGCGTGCCCGTGCTGATCGCCGCACAGAAGAGCGAGATACCGTAGCTCGCTGTGGCCGGTATCACCAGTTCTGAGAGCGGCGCGGCTACCCAGCGGAAAGTAATCCGCTGATTGAGCGAGATCGTCAGGAGCGACGCACCGTTTGATCCCGTCGGCTCCGTGGTGGCCTGTTTCGAGGCCAGGACTTCCGTCGCGGCATCGGCGGCATCGATCGGCCCGGGCGTGATCGCGACCGGCGTGCCAGGCGCGGCCGTGGTCCGCGCCAGCGTGAACTGAATCGCCACGTCATTGGGCGTCGCGCTGGACGACAAGATGAGGTCGTAGATGCGCGGCCGGCTGACCACACCTGAGGCGGGTTGGTAGATGGTCTGGTGGGATTTGCTGGCAGCTACGGCCGCCGAGCACTGTGAAGAGTAACGTCGTCCCATGTTGGGTTTCTCCTTTCGAGAGAGGTTAAGTTGCTACGAAATAAAGAGGGTTGGAAAACTGATCGGGGGTTTGCGGCTGCCAGGCGGAAGCGGAGGGGTCGAAACCACCACCTCCCACGCTCTGCTCGCTGCCCAGCGAGATCGAGCCCGTCGCCCAGCCGTTGACGATGTTGTAGTCGAGGGCGACCCAGGCGGTAGAACGTGCAACACTGGAAAACACGGCCTGCGAAATCAGGCCGTACCAGAACGGATCGGGATATTCCGCGTTCTTTCCTAGCCCGGTGTAATTACTTGTGTTATTGGGCAGGTTTAGTGTTTGGCTGTCTGGTCCACCGACAAGACTGCCATTGCAGTACAATCGCTGGTACGTGCCGTCATACGTGACCGCGACGTGTGCCCACGTGCCGTTCGAAAAAAATCCGTAATTATAGAGCTGGTGCGACTGCACGCCACATACGCAATCGCTGCCGTTGTGGTCCCAGATCGTGAACGACTGATTCGACTGGTTGGCGTTGCCTATCGTCGGGCCGCAGACCCAGCCGGTGCCGCCCGTGGGCTTCAGCCATGCCGACATAGACACAGGAGCATTGGATATGGGAAACCCCGTGTGATCTACCAGCACATAATTGCTAGTTCCATCAAGGGAGAACGCTTTGCCAATGCGCCCGGCATCGAGTGTCGGCGTGGGGGAGGAGTTCGTGAGCATTCTCCCGGATTGGCCTACGTCCAGCGCATTGTATGTGCTGCCGTCCTGCGTCGGCGAAAAGGATACCAACGTATTACTATCCCACGCTGCGGTTGTGTCAGCCGACGACGCCAAGGCATTGCCGTAGTACAGCCGGATCGAGGGCGAGGGATAAGTTACCGGGTCATAATTGAAGACATAATCGAAGTACGCTTTCCCGCCCGACGTGTAGTAATACTGAAGCTGGCCGGTACAAAAGTTCGTTCCGCTGGCGTCCAGGCACACTCGGATGTCGCTGCCATCGCTTTTGGCATGCGCGTACACGTCGGCATCGCCGCCTGTCATGTTCGTGACGTGCGCGGAAAAGCCTACGTCACTACCGGAGTAGGACGGCCAACCCGACACCGCTTTGTACTTGGTCCACGCCACGGATTACACCTGGGGAGGGTTACTGAGGAACGCGGCGACCGCTTGCTGGAACGACATCGAGGTCGTTGGTACTGTCGTCCACTGAGCGAGCCAGATATTGATCTGGTCGATGTCCGCCTGGTCGGCGACGCCGAACGACGGATCGGGCGTGGTCAGACTCGCGACCAGGCGATCGCGCATTGCGACCAGCACGCCCATCGTCGTGTTGATCGAAGTCACCTGGTTTTGGACCTGTTGCAACTGCATTCCGGTTTGCCCGCAAAGTTGCGAATAGGCCGCTTGTTGAAAACCGTTGCGACTCATAACAATCTCCTAAAAATGCCGCCACTCGGGCGGAAACCATTGTACGCACAAAATATGGACCACGAGGGCCACGAGGCACAGCCCGAGCAGCCCGTCACTGGCCGCGTTCAGATCGCGGACCGCCTGGCACCAGGATGCGCCGCGGATGCCCCGGGCCTCGACCCAGGCGTCCCAACCGAGGGCGACGGCGATCGAGAGCACGATGATCAGGGTCGAAATGTGCCTGGCGTTCACGCTCTCACCACTCCTCTTAGCGGGACTTCGGCCCTCACCTGTCCGCCGGCCGGCGTGGCCGCGGCCTCCATCCGGGCCTGCCCTACCTCAGTGATCAGACAATTGGCCGTCGAGTCGCCCAGGTCATCAACGATCGTCACGGTCTGCCCCTGCAGGCCGCAGAGCGCATCCTTGAAGGTGAGGCAGTTGGCGATCGTGTCGTAGATCACGGCTTGAACTTCGAAACCCTGGTCCTGATTGCCAAGCTGTTGCGCTCCGTAGCCATTGACCCCGGGCACGGTCCAAACCGCCAGCCGCATCTTCGGCACGGGCAAGGTGCCGATCACGCGGAAGCAGGTGATGGAGCCGATGGCGGGCATAAAATCCGGTTAAACACGAAGGCGCAAAGGGCACTAAGTTGTGTGAAATTCTCTCCGTGCTCTTCGTGACTTCGTGTTTAGATCCTGTTCACTTGTCGATATTGGGTGGGCTCAGCGTCGGGCGGGCCTGCCCGGCAGCCTTCAGGTTGCCGGCGGCATCGCGGAGGTCCTTCGTCACTTCGCGGAAGTGGGCCAATTCCTTGGTATCGCCGTTGTCGAAAAAATTACCGGCCTGGGGAAAGACCTTGCTCTCGCCGCCGCGGGCCTGAACGTATTGGGCGTACAACTCCGGATTGTCGTCCAGGGCATGCTTTTCCTGGACCTGTCTCCGCAATTCCCCCTGGCGCATGAGGGGATCCGCCTTGAATGCCTGCAGATTCGCGATCTCGCCCTCGGCGCTCGTGAAGCGGCCGGGCTTGATCTTGCCGGTGGCGAGGTCCGCCTCGAGCTTGGCGTAAATCGCATCGTCGATATTCCGCTGCACGCCGATCTGGCTGCCGGCCAGGCTGACCTTGGCGTTCTCTTCCTGGACGCGAATCGCCTTCGCACCTGCCGCCTGGGCGTCGGCGCCAGGCAGTGAGAGCACGCGGCCCGTAAGGTCTTTGCCGGCGGCTGCGCCCACGTCGCCCACTGCCTGCTTGAATTCGCCCTCGTTCCGCAAGAGGAGCTGATAGGCCATCAGTCCCTCTTGCCGGCCGAAGAGCTTTTGCATTTGCTGCGGATCCAGCTTCATGCCCTCGATCGCGTGCAATTGGCCCATCAGGCTCTTATCAGCCGATTTGGCCAGTACGGTACGGGCATCATTCCGCAGGGCCTGCGCCTTCTGATCGAGGATATGGCCCTCTTCGTCGGTCTCGATCCCGCCCTCGCCGGGCTTGCCGCCCTTGAGCGCGGCCAAGGTCTTTTGCAGACTCTTCTGCATCGTGGCCGCGATCGAGCTATCGCCGGTGGCCTTGCTTTCGACCGCCACGGCGGAGAGCAGCTCGTCGACGTTCACGCCGGCGGACTGGGCATTGACGCCGGCCAGGGCCGCAGCCGGGCCCAACTGGGCGATCTTCTGTGGCGAGTGTTCGCCCGCCGCCAACAGTTTGCTCGTAATGTCACGGAGGCTGCCGTTGCCCTTGCCCATGGCCGTCTGGATCGTCTGCGTGGCCCGCATCAATTGCTCGGGGTCCGAAACGATGCCCTGCCCGTGGAGCTGGGCAAACGTATCGACCTGATCGAGCGAGCCGGCCGAGGCCGCGGCAAAGATCAGCGCGGCCGCGCGGTTGCGGTCCATGCCGGCGGTGGCGGCAATCCCGCGGGACTGCTTGACCAGGGCCTTGTATTTTTCCGGATCGCCGCCGGCGACTTCCGCCAGCGACCCTTCCGACATTTCCGCGGAGCGGTCGGAGGCGGCCGCCTCCTTGCGGAGTTCCACGATGGCCTTCATCCGGTCGCTGATCAGGCTGATCGTATTGCCGATCAGATTGGCCGTGCTGGCATAGGACTGCAGAGCGGCCTTGGCCTGTTCACCGAAAGCGTTTTTCTGCGCGTCGGCAACCTGCTTGTAGGCCTCGGCCTGCTTATCGGCGATCTGCTGCGCCGCCCGTCCGTAGGTCTCGGCGTCGATCTTGTTGGCCTTATATAGCTCATCGAGCTTCTGAAGCTGGGCAAGCTGCTGCTCGAGGGGCGTGCGCGTGGCCTCAAAGACCCGCTGGGCCTCGCGACCCATCTGCTGTTGCGTGCGGTCGAGTTCCTTGGCCGCGTCGGCAGCCTTCTTGATCGCCGTCTCGTTCAGACCGAACTCGCGCGAGAGCCGCGCCACGGCCTGCAGGGCCTGGGCCTCGTCGGCGGTCAGTTTGTAGGCGATTTCACCGGCCATGGGGATAAAGACAGGAAAATGTTAGACAGGAAAATGAAATTCAATATCTTTGTCTTATCTTCCTGTCTTACATCTTCCTGTCTTCAAATCTGTTCGCTCATCCAGAGATCGGCCAGCGTCGGGCGGTACCCGGGAAACATGCCGCGGGCCCAACGCATGGCGGTCATCCAGCGGACGCTGCGGATTCCGTTTTTTTTTGCAGCTCGCTGGAAAGCTTGACCAGCGTGGGCCAGTCGATCAGCGCATCGAGGATCCTCCGCGGGGCCTCCGTATCGAGCAAAGCGAGCATGCTGACCTCGACGGCCGAGAGGCGGTAATTGACCGTCAGACATTCGACGGCGGCCGCGGCGGCTTCCTGGAAGTCAAACGTGACTTCCCCACCCTCGGCGGCGTCGGGCATGGCGGATCCCACGCGGGCCTGCCAATAGGCCCCGGCAAGCTGCCAGAGCCGGGCGTAACGCGGCACCACTGGCCCTTCGGTCCACTGGCGATCGCTCTCGGCGTCAAGAACGATCGTTCTTGGCAGGGTGTGGTACCAGACCATGCGGCCGTCCTGCGCGGCTTGACCCCGGGCCACCGGGCAGAGCCAGTTGCGACCGTCGGCCAGCTCCACCAGGTGCCCGGGTATTCTCTTGTTCCGCGCCAGATCCTCCGGCGCCGGCTCCTCGCCGTTGATCGTGCCAATCCAATAGGCCGGCCTGCCGGCGGCTTCCACCAGGTGCCAATACTGCTCTTCCCGGCGATACTTCAGCCGGCCAGCGTCCAGGCGATCGGCGGCGCAGATCAGCGTCCCGGCCTGTTGATCCGGACCGCGGAGGACCTGCTGCTGGTGCGTGCCGGCCTCCAGCCGCGGCGCCAAGTGTTTCAAAATGGCCGGGAGGAAACTCTGGCCGGAGTAGTAGAGGAAGGTGGACATGGTCGCAATTCAGTTAAACACGAAGGCGCGAAGGTCACTAAGAAAATGACTTCGTGCTCTTCGTGTCTTCGTGTTTAGGCTCCGGTGTAGGTGATCGGTGCGTTGGTACCGTCCCACTCGACGTGGCCCTGGAGCTGCACCTGGGCGGCGCTCTGTCCGGAGGCGCGGAAGGGAACTTCCTGGAGACCGAGGCAGGTCCCGGTGAGAGTCACCGAGCCGGCCCCAAAGATCCCGCCTTGGGCCCGCTGGCGGAGGACGATCGAAAAGGCCCCGCTGGCGCCCGTGAGACTGCCCAGCAGGTTGCCCTGTTTGGAACTGGTAAGGCTGATCGTGGGTAGGATCGAGCGGATGGCCGCGATTTCGTCCAGTACGTTCGAGGATTGCCCCTCCGTGCGGACGCCAAGGCCGAAATTGACGCTGATCTGCGTGTGCTGGCCGATCGAGACGCCGGCGATCGTCGCCGATTGGAGCGTGTACAGATTGGCCTGGGTAACCGTGGGCAGCGTGGCCGCCGTGCTCAAGCTCCAGGGGATCGTTGATCCGTCCGCGGAGACCGGATGGGCCTGCACGCTGATCGAGGCGTTGCCCTGGTGCGAACATTGCAGGGTTTGCGGCACCATCACGCCCAAAGCGGCAGTGAGACTCACGTGATCGCTGGCCGAGTCGATCATGCCGCCAGGCAGCACCCGACTACCGAAGAGTATCAGCGGGCTGGTACTGAGGCTTACGCCCAGCGGGCCGCAAGCATCGAGCACGGCCTTGATATCTTCGCTGCTAAAGTCGGCTGCCGGCTTCAAACCGAGGATCGCCATCACCCGTGCGGTGACTTCACCGGATGTCGGTTCGCCGCGGACTTGCGAGCCCAGGGCGGAACCGACATTGGTGATGCCGCCGATGACCGAGGTGCCGATTTTGACCGGACCGGAAGTGTGAAGAACGAACGTCATAGGAGCTTCCTTTGATGACAGAAAAATGTACGACAGGAAGATGAATTCAATTTATTTTCCTGTCGTACATCTTCCTGTCATGTCATCTGTTTCTCGGCCCAGGCGGCTCGCGCGCCGTGCAAGCGGAGGATCGCCTTTTCATGGATCTTGGCGATCACGTCGGCCTCGGTGGCCGTGATCCGCATCAGCTCTTCCCGCAGGTCGATGGGCGGTTCGCCGGCGTGGGGCCCGTCGCGTTTGGCCCGCGGCTTATATTGGTTCAGGTGTACGCACCCGGGCAACGCCACTCTGACTCCCTTGCTCGTCGCGTAGATCGTCGAGCGTCTGGCCCCTTCGCGGGTGCGTCCCGTCAGGACCAGGGCGAGCGTGTGGTGATACTTCTTTTGTTTGCGGCCCGTATAAGACCGCCAGAAGTTCTTGCCAGTTGTGTCCTCTCCCGCGCGGGCCTGATAGTCGTAGCGGCCCTTCCCTTCGGGAGCAAAATGTTTGTCGACGAAGTTCTGGAACAGGTACGATCCGCACTCGCTCCAGGCCTCTTTTAGCCAGCGGCGGAACTCGGCCACGCCCAGGTCGACGCTGGACGTCATCGGCAGGCGATACTTGACCGAGACGTGCAGCATGGCTCTTATGCCGAAAGCGACGTGCGGGCGTGTACGTTCGTAGCCGTCAAGCCACTTGATACGCCCCCGGCGGTGTTCGCCGCGGTGATGACCATCGAAAGCGCGTTCGTGGTCCCCAGCGGATTCGTGCCGTTGTTGGTGTCCCACTCGTAGGCCACGCCGGCGACGAGATTGATCGTCGCGATCAGCGAGCCGCCGCCGGCCGTTGCCGAATAGAACTTCACAGTCGCATCGAGCTGGTCGCTGAGCAGATACAGCATCTGCAGGGCCGCGTAGAACAGCACGCCGATCCCGTTGGAGATCGTGATCGGAGAACCGTAATTGATCGTCGTCTCGAGCGGCGGATTCTGGATCCCACTGAGCGTATAGTTGTTGTTGACCGGGGCCATTCCCGGCTGGCCGACCGATTTGTTGATGGTGGTAATGACGGCGTTCGACATGTTTCTTCCTTAGTCCGGTCCCCAGGTCAGTTCCAAAAGTGTCCAGTAGTACTCTCCGGTACCGCCCTCTTCCTCAAATCGCTCCCGACTGGGCCCGGCAGCGATCGCGATCTCGGCGATATCGAGTGTGCCGGCGGTACCGGCGGCGTTCACCAGATCCATGATGATTTGGCCGATCTGGTTCAGGATCGTACGGTCCGCGACTTCCGGATTCAGATCCGCGTTAGCCGGGGCGTTGCACTCCAGCTCGATAAAGAGCTTGCCGCGGTCCTGAAATCCCCAGCGGCTTTCCCGCGTGATGCGGTACCCACCAGTCGGACTCGTGTAACAGAGGCAGAAGGGGCGGAGTTGCCCATCCCACTGTTCGACCGTGTACTCTTCCGAACCGTCGCCATTTGGCACCTGTTGTGCCGGCGGCAGGCTGGCCAGGTAGGTCCGGGCGATCGCGGCCGCTGACGGCGGGGTTGCTTCGGTCACGCCCAGGAAGGCCTGGAAGTTGGCCGACTGCGCCAGCATCGCCGTGCGGAGCGTTTCCAGGGCGGTCGAAAGTGGGCCGGCGGGAGTCATAAGGACGCGGGGACGCGGGGACGGGGAGACGCGGGGAATTCTGGGTCTCCGCGTCTCCGCGTCACCCTTTCTCCGCGTCTGCGTTTTTGCTTCACGATCCGGATGCGCTGCTCGACGTCGCCAGCGGCACAGTCCAGGCGGCGATCGCGGCGTCTGCCGCCTGCTGATCGGCGGCGGTGTGCTGCTGATCGGTGAGGATCAGTTGCTGCGCCGCGGCGTCGTCCTGTTGGGCCTGCGCAAGCTGCTTCGCCGCGGCGGTGACTGCCGGGCCGGTGACATTGGCCTGGTTGGCCGTGTCGAGGGCTTGCTGCGCCAGGTCCTGGGCGATGTTCGCCAGGGGCTGCAGGACGGAGGCGGGGACTTGAGAGACGTCGACGGTCGAACTGGTGCTGCCAGTGCTCATAACGGTCCTTCGAAAAAAAGGGTGGTGGTGTAGGTGATTCACTTCCGCGCCCAGAGCGTGCAGCCGATCGTCACCAGGGCGGCCCAGGCTGCGCCCACGCCGAGGCGGACGCGCTCCCGAAAACCCAAGAGCGATTGCACCTCGAGATTGAGCCCCGGCACGTTCACATCGCCGGCGATGCCGTGAATCGCGACATGGTGCTCGCGGATCGTGTTTTCGGCCAGATCGAGCCGCCGCTTGACGTCGGCATGGTACCCGCCGATTGCTTCCCGGAGGTTGCGGAGTTCGTTTTGTTCGTGTTCGGTCATGACGGGTTCTCCAGGGCCCTGGTGCGGCCGGTGATGCGCGCGGCGATGCCCAGCACTGCTAGCACGATCGGTGCGGTGGTCCGCAGACTGGCGTGCGCCGAGAGCAGCTCGGGCGGGATCGCCGCCAGGCCGGCCATGGCTATGAGGGCCAGGGCGTTCCAGGCGTGCCCGCCGGCGAACTCCAAGAACACGTGCACGATCGCGGTGCGATAGACCCGTTTCACGCGGTCCCAGGGCCCTAGGCGCGGCTTGACGTGGGCGCGATGGTAGATCAGGCGTCGCATGCTCATCCCTTCCTCCGATACGATTGCCGCGTTTTCTCGCGCGTCACGAGCCGGTAGACGTCGACGCGGGTCCAACTCGCGGTTTGCGAGTTGATGGCCTCGACACTATAGGTGAGGCCGAAAATGGTGAACTGGCCGACCATGGCCACTTCGGCCAGGAACATTCCCCCGCCGGCGGCCTCGGCCGACCGCGGCAACGACACCGGTCGCGAGTAGCGGACCTTAATGCCGTCTGCCTCCGTGATCATCCGCGACTCTTCCTGCCCGATGATGGCCATCACCGTGATCGGTGCGGCAATGCCGTCCGGCGAATAGCTCACCACGTCGGCCAGGTCATCACTGAGCGCGGCCGCGGCGGAGTCGAAATGGTCAGTCAGTTGGGACACGGTAGAAGGACGCGGGGACGCAGGGACGGAAGGACGCGGGGAGGGGAAGTCTCCGCGTCTCCGCGTCTCCCCCTCTCCGTGTCAATCTTCTTACGCCGGCGTGCCGCTGGTCACCCCGGTGATGAGGTAACCGGCGGCCGAGTGGAAGATCTGCACCTGGCGATCGTTGCGGGCCCGGATGGTGCCGCCGCGGCGATTCTCTTCCCGGTATTCCTCGACAATCACCCCGGGGGTGTCGTCTTCGGCGTTCGGAATGGCCGCGTTCTCTTCGGTCCACATGAAGGTGCGGCCGATCGTCGGCTCGGGGGCCTCGACGTCTTCCGAGTCGCCGATGTGGCAAACCATGGCCATCGTCGGGTCCCAGATGCGCGATCCGCTGAAGCTCTGGCCTTCGTCGGCCGTGTTCTTCATGCCGCGGCCGACCAGGATCTGGTCGAGCATCAGCAGCTCGCAGAGGGCCGGGATCCGCTTCACGTATTCCTTCGGATCGTCGTGACCGCTGAACTTCAAGAGGTCCTGGACCTCGTGCGTCCGGCAGAGCTTCACGAGGGCCCAGCTCGAAAGCACCAGGCTGTTGGGCTCGCTGCCGCAGGCCAGCAAGACCAGCTCGCGGGCGGCGTCGATATCCTCGAGCGGCGTGGCCGTGCTCGGGCTGTCCCAGCCCACGGCGGAGCCGTTCGAGATCACGCCGGCGGCCGCGTTCGAGAACGTGCCGGTATTGAAGACAGCCGAGGCCACGTCGTTTTCGTACGACATGAGCACGCGGTTGATGGCCCGCATGGTGGCGAAATTCTCCAGCTTGATCACGTTGGAGTAAATCGTCAACTGCCGATCGTCGACGGGCTCTTCCGCCCCGTAGTCCTGAGTGACGTACGTGGCCTGGTCGAAGAGGAAGTTGCCGCGCTTGTAGCCGCTGTACGGCGCGCGCATCAGGTTCTCGATGGGGGTCAAGAGGCTTTCGATTTTCACTTTGAGAAAACCGGCCGCTTGCATTGCCACCGGCGCCGGAGGCAGAACCTTCAGGCCGATGAACTTTTTCTGGTTGGCCAGCAGGTTGATCTCCGCGTACGAAAACGAGAGATCGAACCGCGTGATGGCAGTACGGGGAGCGGACATGAATCATTCTCCGGTTAGGGTGGGCGGCAGCGGAGAATAGGTTGTGATTTGCGATGGGGCAGCGGGGAGGAAAGGACGCGGAGAGGGGGTGACGCGGGGACGCGGAGACTCACCGTGTCTCCGTGTCTCCCCGTCTCCGCGTCATTCTGCCCGAGGGGCGATCCGGACGCTCCGCTGCCAGCGTCGTCCGGATCGCATGGTCCCCGGGTTTTCTTGGTCGATCAGCCCTGCGAATTCAGGAGCATGGTCACGGCGGAGATCTCGCCCACGGCGCCGGTGGTGCCGCCGGTGTCGTTGACGGCCAGCGTCAAGAGCACGTCCAGCGTGTCGCCCGGATTGAGTGCCGTGGGGGTGATCGTGAACGTGTAGTCCGCGAAGGCCGTGGTGAGGGCCTGGGCGGCGCCCGCCTGCAGGTTGGCACTGACTCCGGCCGCGCCGTCGGCGCGGTAGGCGGCCGCCTGGAGCGTGGCGGAGACCGTGGCCGCCACGGTGACCTTGGCCCGGACCTTGAGCGTGACGGCCGCCCCGGCCACGTACTGCTTGGGCAGTTCGAAGAGGAAGCGGGCCGCGTCGGACTTGCTGTTGCCGCTGGCGGCCTCGCCAATCACGACCGGCGTGTTCGTGCCACAGGTACCCGGCGTCAGGCCACAGTCCCCGGCGGGCGTGCCGGCGGCGGTGCCTAGGCCGACCAGCGTGGCATGCGTCTTCAGGCCGGTCAGCACCACCGGATACGGCGAACCGGTTTCGGTGGTGAGCTGGGTGCGGGCGATCGTGCCGGAGGTGGTCGTGCGCGCCGGCAAGTACTCGAAGATCGAGTTGGCCCCGCTGGCGGCGATCAAGGCCGTGCCGCGGAGCAAGGTGCCGGAATCGCTGAGCTGGCCATTGGCCGCGGCATAGACCTGGGCGTACTGGGCGATCGACTTCGACGCCACGCCCTGCCGGCTGGCCGGATCGTCGATCGGGATCACGCTCGTGACGACGTCCGTGGAAATGACGTTCTGTTCGAGCACGCCGACTTCGTCCTCCGTGCTGGCCGCCAGGGCCAGATAGCCGCCGGAGAGCTTCACCCGCAAGAACGGGCTGAAGGTCGTGTTGACGGGCAACGTGATGTTGCCGATTTGCTTACGCATGGTAAAACTCCAAAAAAGTGTGCGGTGGGAAGGAAGGACGCGGGGACGGAGAGACGCGGGGAGGCGGTGAGGGGAAGTCTCCGCGTCTCGGCGTCTTCCCCTCTCCGCGTCTTTTCCTATTTCTTGGGCTTGGGCAAGTTGTCGTACTTCTCGGCAATCAGCCGCTTGCCCTGGAGGGTCGGGTTCGAGGTCGCCAACCAGGCCTGGTGCAGGGCCGGATGCTTGTTGGCGATCGCGAGCACCACGTCGCGGCGGTTGGTCATCCGCCCGCTCTTCATGCGGGCGCTGATCGCGCCTTGCACGGTCCGCTCGAAGAGGGCTTTCACATCCTCGGGCTCCATGTTCTCGACGTCCTCGGGATCGCTGTCGTCGGCGTCCTCCATGTCGTCATCGCACGGCTTAGCGTCCTGCTTCTTGCCGGTCTTGCCGGGCTTGGGCGGTTTGACGCCGGGCTTGTTGCCGGTGGCGGCTGCCGCGGTGACCGCAGCCTGCAGCTCCGTGATCTTGGCTTGCTGGGCAGTCATCCAGGCGGTGGCGGCCGCCTCGACCGTGGCCTCGGCCTCGAGCTGGGTGCAGATGAACTTCTCGTCGGCGCCCGGGCAGGCTGCTTTGATCTCTTTGAGCGTGGCGGCCTTGGGCGTATTGGTGGGATCCATGTTCGGAGTCCTTGGGGTT